TTCAAACGACGGTGGCGAATTAGATGTCAACATAATGGTTGAACAATGTTTGGAACAATTGCGAACGCGGTCGGCCAATTATATTGATTTAGTTAGTGACGGTTTTCGTGTTTATACAAGCGTAAACGAAGGCGTTAAATACTTGGAAGATGATTTGAAGGACTTTACATATTTTCGGGCAATCATTGAATTGTCAAACAAAATCGAACAAATTTAATAAAATGAATGATTTAAAATTATACCTATTGAATACCTTTTCTTTTGTCGTTTCATTTACTGCGGTTGATGAAATTTTAAAAATTATATTATTGTCAATTTCTGTTGGATATACCGCGCAACGTTGGTATTACCTAAATAAAAACAAAGGAAAAGACAATGACTAAAAATTTTAAAATTTCAGAATTTGCATGCAAAGGAAATTTAAAAGGTTGTGAATGTAAAATCACGGACAACGTGAAAAACAATCTTTTAAAATTAGCCGAACAACTGCAAATTTTACGTGATTATTTGGACGTGCCTATTAAAATAAATTCGGGATTTCGTTGCGCCGATTACAACGACAATTTCGTAAATGGCGCCAAATATTCACAACATAAATTGGGCAAAGCCGCGGACATCGTGGCCGAATCAAAAAACCCTTTAGAATTGTATCGTTTAATTGACGAATTAATTGAAATGAAAATTCTAAATTTTGGCGGCGTTGGAAAATATAACACTTTCACGCACGTTGACATCCGCGACGACAAGGTCCGATTTGATAAAACAATTTAATAATGGCAAAACAATCCTATAAAGATAAAAACGGAACAACGCGCGTCGGTGATGCTTTGCGTTGGTTGGTTGCCGGCGGAAAAAAGATTGCGCCGGAAATTTTGGACATTGCCGGTAAAATCACCGGGATTGAATCTTTGAATTTGTTAAGTGATAAAATTAAAAGCGACGGCCAATTGTCCGAAACTGACAAACAAATGTTGTTGGCTGAATTAGAATTTGACGTCATTGAAATGCAAGAGGTCACAAAACGTTGGGTTTCCGATAATAAAACCGATTCATTTTTAACACAAAACATTCGGCCGCTTGTATTGGCTTTTTTGACTTTGACGTTGTTTATCTATATTATTTTGGATTCGTCAATTGGCGGCTTTAATATAGCGCCACAATGGATTGAATTGTTGTCGTCGTTGCTACTACTTGTTTATGGTGGTTATTTTGGCGCACGTTCTGCAGAAAAAATTGTCAAAACTTGGAAAAAATAAAATGGCTAAAAAACAAATAAATTCTTTTTTTAAGAAGCAACAAAAAAAACGTCCCGGGCGTCATTCTAAAAACAAATCGTTGTCCCAACGTAAAAAAAAATATATTGGTCAAGGGCGTAATTAAACCCGAAAACAACAATTTTAAATTTTGTATTTTTGTAAATAATAAACAAAAAAAAATTTTTTATGTCATCAAATTTATACTATTCAAGCGATTTTCAAAAACTTTCATTTGGCGACAATGGTTTGCGTATCATTCCGGCGTCCGGAACATCAAACGCGGGTGAAAACTTTTGCGCAATTCAAGCAATCGAAGCGTCAACAATTTCGTGTGATATTGACGCGGCCGCCGGTGATGCTTCAATCACATCATTGGCATTGACCGCCGGTTCAATTATTTACGGAAACTTTGACGACGTCAATTGTGCGTCGGGCAAAGTGATTTGTTATTTAAGATAATACCAATTAAATGATTGGATTAGGTCTAAAAATACAAAACACGGTTGTTTTTCAATTAGAAACAAGCGAAATTCCCGGCTTATTGTCGGCGCTACAAACGCGCGCAACATTTTTCGAAAATTCAGCGGGGACAACAACAATATTAACGCCATTAGAAAATTGTGAATAAATGAGTAATTTATTAGAGTTAGCAAGTATAATTTTAACGCCGACGGCTTATTCAGCCGACACGCTGCATTGTATAAAACCAAACACCGCAACCGGTGATTTTAATTTTGATAGAAACACAACGTCAACCCGCGTAAATTCAAGCGGTAACGTCGAAGCCTTATCGGCTAATTTGCCGCGGATTGATTACACCGGCGGGACGGGTCACATTTCATTGGAACCACAATCAACAAATTTATTTTTAAATTCGGCTACATTATCAACCCAAAGCGTTACAACAACCGCCGCAAGTCACACCATATCATTTTATGGCACCGGCTCAATAACTTTAAGCGGCACGCATAGCGCAACAATAAACGGAACGGGCGCGAATAATAGAGTTACTTTAACTTTTACGCCGTCAAGTGGAAGCCTAAATTGTACGGTTTCCGGCACGGTAACAAACGCGCAAATTGAAGCGTTGGCATTCGCGACGTCTTACATACCAACAACCGGCGCAATGGTCACAAGGGCCGCGGACGCTGCAAATAGTGCCGGTTCAAACACTTTAATAAATGGCGGCGGAAGTGGCGAAGGCGTTATCTATGCCGAAATCGCGGCTTTTACATCAAATCCGGGAATTGGAAATATATCGTTGTCCGACAATAGTATAACAAAACGAATCGTCATTGGTTTTGGATTTTCAGCAAATCAATTTTTGTGTTCAATAAATAACGGAAGTACATTTCCAAATTTTTTATCATTCCAAACAGTTTCAGACGTTACCGCATATAATAAAATCGCTTTAAAATACAAATTGAATGATATTAGCTTGTATATAAACGGCGTCGAAGTGGCAACCGATACAAGTTCAACCATTCCAACATTGCAAAGTTTGCAATTTGATAATGGTTTTAATGGCGCAAACCAATTTTTTGGAAAAGTTAAATGCGTCGCAATATATAAAACCGCGCTTACAGATTCACAACTTCAATGTTTGACTTCATAAAATAGCATTGTAAAATTTTGTATTTTTGTACAAACTTCAAAAATGGCAATTTTAGACAAAGCAAAATTTCTACTTATTCCGTCGGGTTATAAATCCGCGAAAGTTTATTCAGTTTTCCCAAGTTCGGGCGCATTTGATTTCACGTTTGCACGCGTCGGTGACGGTGCAACGCGTCAAAATATTGGTGGATTGTTAGAATCAAAAAGCGCAAATATTCCGCGCTTAAATCACTTCAATGGCGGTTGCCCTTCTTTATTAATCGAAGGAACAATCACAAACCGGCAATTATATTCAGAACAATTTGACAATGCGGCTTGGGTTAAACGTTCGGATATAACAGTCACCGCAAATCAAATCGCATCACCGGACGGCCAAATTACGGCCGATAAAATTCAAAGGGGTTCAACAGTTAACACAAACAATTATCTTCACGATAGCGCAAACAAATCATCATCATCGCAATTAAATGCTTCTACTTCTGTTTTTGTAAAACAAGGCAACGGCGATTTTTTTGCATTTAGAATGACTGGCACTTACCCAAATAGAGTAGATGCTATTTTTCAATTTAGCAATACGACTTTAACAACAAGTGAAGGTGGTTCAAATTTCACCACAATACGTTCCAAAGTTGAAAATTACGGGAATGGTTGGTTTAGGCTTTCCGTTTCTTACAATACGGACGCCGCTTCAAGCATAACAAGCACATTTAGTCCGCGAGGTTCAAGCGGGGTTATAGACGCAACCGACACTTCAACAGATGCGTTTGTTTATTTATGGGGTTGCCAAGTTGAAGAAGCCGTCGGCGCGTCAAGTTATATAAAAACAGAAAATTTGCAAACTTCAAGAAATTTTGACGATTGCGTGAATACGTCCACATTTACTTTGGGCGCCGATGCGACGTTTTATTTTGATTTTGAGGTTGACACCTACACCGCAAACGGTGAACGTTTATTTTCTGCGGTAAATGCCGGAACAACTAAATTTTTGAGATTGCAAACCTACAATAGTGGCGCCAATTATTTTTCATATATAACCGCGTCGTCAAACAATGGTTCGTCAAACAATTTAATTTCAACAAGTGAAAATTTAGTGCCATTTTTTCAACGAAATAAATTGGCGATTCAATTGTCCGGCAATACTTTTAAAATATTTTTAAATGGTTCACAAATTAAAACCGGGACCGTGACCGGTAATTTTGACGTTTTAAATGGCGAAGCGATTGTTTCGGATTTTGCAAAATCAACTTCGGGCAATTCGTCGCGCAAAATATATGCGCACGCAATATTTGATGAAACGTTAACGACAAACGAATTAACAACATTAACAACACTTTAATACATAAAAAAATGAAAGTTAAAAAATACGAATATAAATCAAAAAAAGAGGTTGAAAAGGCAATAAAAAAATTGTCACATTTTACCGATGAAAACGGCGTTGAACACCCAACGCACAAAAATTCTGTTGTTTTACTTGGTCACATTGTCAAAGAAAAGGCCAAATTTAATGATGAAGGCGAACAAACAAAAGCGCCGGTTTATGCTGAAAAATATTCCGTTGACGTACTTTGGCACGAATCCGTTAAACCGGAAAATGACCCGGAAAAAAAATTGGATTTGGAAAATTGGAAAGATGACGAAATATTTTTGGACGACCAAGGCGTTCACGAATTTATGGGGATTAAATACCAAAGAGATGATAAAAAGGAAAAACCTAAAAAGAAATAAATTCGTATATTTACAAAAAATTTAATAAACTTAAAAAATAAATAAATGGCAACAACGGGAGTTTTTAACGGGACAAACTTATTATTAAAAATTGGCGGAACAACAGTCGGACACACGACAAGTTGTTCAATGTCTTTATCAATGGACACGCCGGAAGCAACAACAAAAGATTCCGCCGGGTTTTCTGAATATATCGGAGGCGTAAAAGGTGGGGAAATATCATTCGAAGGTTTAATCGCTTACGATGATTCATTCAACGCAATTCAAGCCGCTGACAATCTTCTAAACAGAACAAAATTAACTTGTGTTTTTGGAACGGCTGAAACGGGCGACGCTATTTATACCGCTGACGGATTTTTGACGTCGGTTGAAATGTCGGGCGAAATGGAAGCGGCCGTCACTTACTCCGGTTCAATTACAATCACCGGGGCGATTGTGAAGTCCACAAACTAAAAAATTTAAAGTTTATTATTTACGGCCGCCGTCATATTTTTGGCGGTGGCTTTTTTATTTATTAACGACAAACAAATATAAAAATGGCAAACAAACAAAAAGGCTACATTGATATAAAAGTCGGTGGCAAAAAACGAACACTTCATTTCTCAATGAATTTTTGGTCGGAATTTACCGAACAAATGGGAATTTCACTTCAAGATATTGGCGACGTTTTTCAAAATGGTATTTCATTAAAGGGATTGCGGGCGCTTATTTATTCCGCAATATTAGCAAACGACCAAGAAAACGGAAACGATGTTGATTATAATATTTTCACGGTTGGCGCTTGGTTGGACGATTTGAAATCGGAAACAATCAACGACATTGTCAACGCAATGTTGCAATCCAAAATTTTAGGTAATTCACTAAACGCCGAAATGGAAAAGCCGGGAAAGGTGAAGCCGTCAAAAAAGTAAATTTTGAAACTTTAACCGATTACTATGTCGGTTTGATTGGCATAAAACCAAACGATTTTTGGCGGCAAACGTGGCGTGAAAATGGATTAATCGCCGAACATTATCACAACAATATCAATTTGCAATGGGAACAAACGCGATATTTGGCCGCAATGATTCACAATGTTCAATGTCAAAAAAAATCGCAAATGCTAAAACCGGAACAATTGTTTGAATTGCCGGTTGACCAAAAACGTGAAGTTGAACGAAAAAAACCAAAATCAACACGCGAACAAATGGAAGCATTTGAAAAAAAAGTCACTAAAATGACCAACAAAAAAACCCTAAAATGACCACAAAAAACGGCAAAAGCACCGAAAACATACATTTGATTTAAGGCGCTTTTTAGCCGTTTTAAGCGGTTTTTATACCGCTTTAGTATATATATACCAAAAATTCGAGAAAGTCCAACAGTCAAAATTTACCTTCTTACAAAATTGAAAGAATTTTTTAAATTTTAATGCGTCTTTTTTTTTGTATTTTTGTCTAAAATATTCTTTTTATGGCCGAATCAAATTTAAAATTAAATATCACCGGCGATTCGTCGAAATTAAAAAACGCTTTAACTTCCGCCGGGACAAAATTACAAGGTTTTGGAAATAAACTTAAAAAAATAGGCGGAAGTTTACAAACAAAATTAGCGTTGCCTTTGACTTTGGTTGGTGGTGCGTCAATTAAAATGGCGTTAGATTTTGACAAATCAATGACACAAATTCAATCATTGGTTGGTTTGGCGGCTGACGAAGTTAATGAAATGGGCCGGGTTGCCCGTCAAATGGCTTTGGCAACCGGCAAATCAAGCGGTGAAGCGGCCGAAGCGTTGTTTTTTATAACGTCCGCCGGTTTAAGGGGGCGTGACGCAATGGAGGCATTGAAAGCGTCTTTGCAAGCGTCCGCGGTTGGATTAGGTGAAACAAAAACAATTGCCGATTTGGCCACATCTGCGATGAATGGATATGCCAACGAAGGATTAACGGCAAGTCAAGCAACCGACATTTTGGTCGCGTCGGTTCGTGAAGGTAAATTGGAAGCGTCCGAATTAGCCGGCGCAATGGGCGGCGTGATTCCGATTGCTTCATCAATGGGCGTTGGATTTGACGAAGTCGGCGCGGCTTTGGCTTCAATGTCAAGAACCGGAACAAACGCCGCAAACGGTGCGACACAATTGAACGCGATTTTGATGTCTATAAAAAAACCCACCGACGACGCCGTGAATGCGTTTGGTCTGTTGGGGACATCACAAGAAGAAATATCAAAATCATTGGCCGAAAAGGGTTTAATGCCAACATTAATGGATTTGTCCACACGTTTAAACAAAACGGGAATGGACGTCGCTAAAATTTTCCCCAATGTTAGGGCGTTAAAAGGGGTTTTGGATTTAACCGGTTCAGGCGCCAAAACAAACGTTGGCATATTTAACGCGTTAAACCAAACATTGGGCGCGTCCGAAGATGCTTTTAACAAAACAAAAGAATCGGCAAGTTTTCAATTTCAAGCGTCATTAAATTCGGCGCGCGAAACAATGGTGAGTTTGGGGCAACAATTGTTGGTTGCCGTTATTCCGGTGGTGCAAAAAATGGTTGGTTTTATTAGAAATTTATTCAATGCTTTTCAACAATTAGAACCCGCAACAAAAAAAATTGTTATTGGCGTTGGTTTGTTTTCGGTGGCTTTGCCGACAATTATCACATTGGTAGGGACGTTGATAACATTAATCGGCGCCTTATTGTCGCCAATTGGTTTGGTTGCCGCCGCTTTGGCGGGCATTGCTTTTATAATTTACAAAAATTGGAATGAAATTCTTCCGGTTATTACCGGCCTATTCAATCAATTCGTTGATATATTTAATCAAAGCGCGGCCTTAAGAGTTATTATTTTTGGAGTTGGCGCCGCTTTTAAAAGTGTTTTTACTGTTATTAGCGGACTTGTTAATGGTTTTGTCATAACCTTTAAAACCCTTTGGAGATTAATAAAAGAGGCTTCAGAAAAAGGATTCAAAGGCTCATTCGGTGATATTATTGAAGGCGGAATGAAAGAACAAGCCGACAATATTGTTAATAGCGCAAAAGAAATTGGCGGCAATTTTTCGGACGCATTCACCAAAGGATTGGGCGCAAAATTAGAACACAAAACACAAGAACAAATTCAAAATGGTTTGTCAAATGCAGTTGACAACGTTTCGGATTTTGTCGGCGGTTTGGCCGGCAAAGTGCAAGGATTTTTCAATTCTGATATGTTTGCCGGGGGTGGCGCGGGCGCTATGCCAATAACGGACGCAATTAGAAACGACACCGCCGCAATCCCGGAGGCAATGGCCGAACAACAAGAAGTTTTAACGGAACAACAACAATTGGCAATGGCAAACGCTGCGGAATTCAACGCGGGGATTGGTGAAATTATAACCGGCGGATTGAATCAATTAGCGGTCGGAATCGGTCAATCATTGGGGCAAGCATTGGCCGGCGGCGGTAATTTAGCAAAAAAACTGTCAAACGTAGTTTTGACAACTATTGGCACAATGGCAATGCAAATGGGAAAACTTGCAATCGCAATTGGAATTGGAGTTGAAAAAATTAAAATTGCTTTAAAATCTTTAAGTCCGGCGGTTGCAATTGCGGCCGGTATTGCTTTAGTTGCTTTGGGTGCGTTTGCAAAATCACAAGCGGGAAAAATAAGCACCGGCGGCGGCGGCGGCGGCGCAACTGCATTCGCCAACGGTGGTATTGTTAGCGGTCCCGCAATGGGATTGGTTGGAGAATATCCCGGCGCGCGACAAAATCCGGAAGTCATTGCACCATTAAACAAATTACAATCAATGATTGGCGGGCGAAGTCAAAACGTAAATGTTGGCGGTCAAATAAGATTAGAAGGTCAAGATTTATTGATTGCGATTGAACGCGCAAATGAAACGGCCGGTCGAATATATTAAAATAAAATTATGGCGTACGGCGTAAAATATAGGCTTGAATTTTCCGACGTTTTGGGAAATGGAAAAAAAGTTGAAATATTTAAAAAAAATTATACCGGTGACGTGTTGCCAATGATAGGCAGTAACAATCCGGTTGAGATACAATGGCAATCACCCGAAAATTTTTACAAACCGATTATCGGTTCTAAATGCACATTGTCATTGTTGGTAACCGATTCAGTGACTTATGACGATTTTTATAAGTTTGACGAGCGCGAATATAAAGTTGTTGTTTCATACGCAAAAAGTCAAGGCGAAATTTACGCGGACCGCGTTGAAGCGGACGGCGGAACAATTGAAACTTTTGAATGCATTGACAATTCAATAAACAGTTTTGAAAGTATTTCCGAATATTATCAAAACCGCGTTGAAGTGGACGGCGGGGAAATTGAAACTTTAAGTTGTGTATCAAACAATATTAGTGATAATAATTTTTATCGTTGGGGTTCGTATTGGAGCGGGTTTTTAGTTGTTGACCGCTATCGTGAAAAAATGACAACCCCGCCGTTTGGTATTACAATAAACGCTTTTGACGGTTTGGGTACATTAAGCAATTATAGCGGCCCAATAACATACAACAACAATAATGACCCAACACAAAATTTAAAAAACAATTTGACGCGTGTTGCTGAAATTTTAAATAATTTAGATTTAGATTTTGACATCTATATTTCAAATGATTTGAAAAAAGTTGTGTTTACCGCTATAAATGGAGCAGTTACGGAAAGCACCGACGAATTTGAAGAATTTTTTCTTTATGGTATTGGTTACGACGAAATGGCGCCTAATTTTGGACTATTAACCGCTAAACAACAATTGGAATGGATTTTGCAAAATTATAATTTAAGGATTTACCAAAGTTTTTCGCGGTGGTATATTGTAGAGGCAACAAATGTTTTTGACAGTTTTGTTAAAAACGAATTGTTTAATGAAGTCCAATACACCGGGGTTGTGCCAACGGGAATTCGAAATCGTATCACATCAAAATTAAATTACACTAAAAAGGAATTTATTGATTTTAGAAAATACGACAAAGACGGCGCGAGTTTAGGAACCGAACGTTTTCCGGTTTTATATGACAACAACAACGAATTAAAAGCAATCAACAATGATTTGTCACGCGAATATTTGCAACCGGTTTCACAATATGCAACCGAAGGGGTTTATTATAAAACAAAAACTTCTTTTTACAACGCCGGTTTTGAATATGGTTCATTCGGCTATGTGATACACAATTTACCGTTTGCGTCAAATCCGCCGGCGGCAGAAATTGCCACGGACGAAATATCGTCAAACGGTAGGCGGTCAATGAAATTCATTGATTTGGTCCCGTCCGGAGTCGCGCAAGTGCAAACGTTTAGTTTTACGGCCCCTTCATTTAATAAAAATATAAAATTAAACAATTTTACATTTAAAGTGAAGTATTACATTAAATTATTAACTTCAAACACCGCGACGTCTAATTCAACATTTAATTATCAGTTAAGCATAACAAATTCAGCAGGTTTGCAATGTTGGAATGCCGAAGAAAAAAAATTCCAAAGTGGCGCATTTATTAACGTCATAAACAATGACGACGTTAACGTTTTTATTAGTCATTCGACCACTTTAAGCAACGAGGGTTTAATAATAAACAGTGTTGACGGGAATCAAACAATTGTTGTTGATATTTACAACACTAATTGCAACAATTCCGATTATGAAACAACATATTTTGACAATTTAGAAATTCAACAAAAGAAAACCGTTCCGGATTTGGACGACCAAAAGTTCAGTTCAAGATTAACCGCGCAAGGATTAAAAACGACGCAAAAATCAATCAAAAGAAAACCGGATTTGCTTCCAATGTCGTTTCGGACGCGCGAAAATTTTGGGGTTTATAATGGGACAAATTTATGGCGCGGCACAACTGACTTGCAAAATCAAAATTTAGTCAATGATTTTCGCGATTTTGTTCGTCGTTACAATGGTACTTTCAGAAATTTAAAGGTTCAACCCTTATCAATGCACAATAAAATTTGGTTTTATTGGTCCGGATTAGAAACCGAACCACAAACGGCCATTGTTGATAATATAAAATACATAGTCAAAAATGCTGAATTTATTGTGAAATCACATATCCCAAACGACGACGACGACGAACCCGTTGAATTTATAGTAAACTAAAAACAATTTTTTCTTTGTTTGTCGGCCGCCGTTATTTCTTTATTGATTTGCGGCGGTTTTTTTATGTAAATATTTTTTTTATTTAAAAGAAATTTTTTACTTTTGCAGTCAACACAATTTGAAAAATATGTTTGAAAATAAATTCAAAGCGGAATTAAAACGCTTAAATTTAAAACGTTATGATGTTTGCGAAATGCTACAATGTACAATGCCAACATTAAAATCACGTTTACAAAATCCGGATTCATTCACAATTGCCGAAGTCACTATTTTAAGCGTCGCCGGTTTTGCGATTTCTGAAATCTTGGAAATTTAATCACCTTTAAAATTTAATAGAATGAAAACAATTAACATCAAAGGACGGGAATATATCACCGTCAACGAACGTCTAAAATATTTTAGAAGCGAGCCAACATTTAACGGTTGGCAAATAAAAGAATCATTGGTCCACATTGACGACAAAGAAGGCGTTTTTAAAGTCACTATTTCCGATGACAAAGGCGTTGAAATTGCTTCGGCGCATTCACAAGAATATCGCGATTCAAGTTATATAAATAAAACGTCATTTGTCGAAAATGGTTTCACGTCGGCATTGGGCCGGGCGTTGGGTTATTTAGGTATTGGAATTGACACGTCAATCGCATCAGCTAATGAAGTTCAAAACGCCGTTAAAAATCAAGGCGCGGAAAAGCCAAAAATAAAAGACGCAAAAAAATGGCTAACAGACGCGCAATTCAACGCGACAATGAAAGCAACAAAGGAACAAGCGGAAAAGGTATTGGCCGGCTTCTTAATTAAAAAACAATACCGCGAACAAATAAAGCAAAAGTTTAATATTTAAAATCAATAAAAATGGCATACGAACATCAAAATGGAAATGGTAGTTTATTTAAAAACATCAACAAAACAAATGACAATCAACCGGACTATTCGGGTTCGATTAAATTGCAAGACGGCACCAATCAACAAATCGCCGCTTGGATTAAAGAAGGCGCAAAAGGCAAGTTTTTTTCAATAAAATTGTCCGACCCTTACGTTAAACCGGAAGCGGCAACGGTCGCCGAAACGTCCGACGATTTGCCGTTTTAATCGGCAAAATGACAAACAAAGGGAAAAGCGGTTTCAGATATGAAGCCGTTTTTTTTTGATTATAATTTTGTGAATTGAAAATATTTTTTTAATTTTATTGAAAATTTAACAAAATGGAAAACAACGTATTAAAATTTTTGTATTGGCGAATTGACGCGATGCAAAAAGAAATTGAAAAACTAAACAAAAAAAATAAAAAGTTAAAGAAAATAATTAAAGAAATAAACAACTATAAAATCATAGAAAATGAAAACGCAATTTGATTCAAACGAAAAATATCATTCGTCGCCGGGAATCAGCGCGTCGGGTTTAAAAGCTATTTATAAAAAATCGGTCTATCATTTCATTAACCAAAAACCGTTTGAAAGTTCCGCAATGGCTCTTGGAACGGCCGTTCATTGCGCAATGCTTGAACCCGAAATGTATTACAAGGATTTTCACGTTATGCCGAAAATCGACCGCCGGACAAAAGCCGGAAAAGAACAATTTGAAATGGAACAAAAAAAGGCCGCCGGCAAAAAATTGGTTTCATTTGACGACCATAATAAAATCACTAAAATTTTGGAAAACTTTCGCAATCACGATTTGGCCCAAAAATATTGTGTAGGCGAAATTGAATTGTCGCATTATGGAAAACACGACGGTTTGGACGTTCGCGTCCGTCCGGATTGTTTGAACCGCGTTTCGGGTTTTATTTCAGATGTTAAAACTTGTCAAGACAATTCACCAATCGCGTTTCGCCGTGACGTTTATAAATACGCTTATCATTTACAAGCGGCGTTTTATATGGACCAATGCGGTATTGATAATTTTAAATTTATTGCGGTTGAAACGAATCACCCGTTTTCGGTTGAGGTTTACACGTTAAGCGACGAAATGATTGAACAAGGCCGCAAGGCTTGGAAACGCGCGTTTAGCGATTGGAAAATATATTGTGACACCGGGATTGTTTCCGGCTTCACTTGGAATGAATTTCACGACGACGGAAGTTTAATTTTGTGATATTATGGAATTAAAATATTTAATAAAAAAAGTAAACAAACATTTCAATTGTGACATCACACAAAACAAACGTGAACGTGAATTGGTTATGGCGCGCGCCGCTTATTTTTGGCTCGCGAGATACACAACTAAAAAATCAGCAAAAAAAATCGGTGCGGCGGTTGGACGTGACCACGCTTCGGTTTTATATGGTTTGTCTAATTTAGACAATTGGGTTCGGTTTGATGATTTTTTCCGCGTTGATTTTGAAGCGCTTAAAATGATTGTTTTAAGTAGTTACGAAACCAAAAAAATGACGGCCGAATCATTACTTTATAAATACAATACATTATTAATTGAAAACGATATACTAAAAAAAGAAATAAAAAATCTAAAAAAATGAATTATAAAAACCAAACAAACGCGATTGAAAACGAAACGTTTCACGCATATAGAACACAACAAAAGGAAATTCAAAAGGCTAAAAACATACTTAAAAAAAACGGCTATGTTATAAGTAAAAAACAAAAATCGTGAATCCGGCATTTTTTCATCCTTGCCCGATTTGTTTTGCGTTGTGTTTCTTGGGATATTTGTATATTAAGAAACGAAAAAAATAAAATAAATTACAATGGCGAATCCCTATTCAAAATTTTTAAAAGGTGAAGACAAAATGCAGCGCGCAATAATCAATTATTTAGAACTGCAATACCCGGACGCGGTATTCACCCACCCAATGAATGAAGGTAAACGAACACCATTTGAACAATACAAAATGAAATATTTAGGGACAAAGCCGGGCATTCCGGATTTATTAATATTTACGCCAAACGCCAATTTCAGCGGTTTAGCGCTCGAATTAAAATACAAGTACAACAAACCTACGGAAAGGCAACAAAAGTGGCTTAAATGGCTCGAAAACTGCAATTGGGCGGCGATTTGGTCTAATGATTTAGAACAATGCATTGAAACAATAGACAAATATTTTAAAAATGAATTAAAAATCACACCACAAAAATGAAATACAACACTATTTATTTTGATGATAAAAATCAAAAAATTCGTTTCACACAAAGTTCGCCGGACGACATCGCGGTTTCGTACAATTATATTGGCAAATCAACCCGCGTTGAATTTGATTTATTTATTGAGTTACTTTGGTATAAATTTGAGGACGGCGACATTGAATTGGACCAACTGAAAAAAATATTTGATGATTTGCGTTCCTTTTGCGACCATATAAAGTACAATTTGATTTTGTAAAATATATTTTTATTTTTGAATGAATGAAAAACAAAAAAAACTATTATGCCATAATTCCGGCGCCCGTTCGGTATTCTAAAAAACTTAAAGCAAACGAAAAATTAATGTTTGGCGAACTCACCGCGTTGGCAAATGAAAAGGGTTTTTGCTTTGCTTCAAACGATTACTTCGCGAACCTTTACGATGTTTCAAAAACAAGCGTTTCCAAGTGGATTTCTAATTTAGAAAAGAATAAATTTATTCGCCTTAAAATGATATATCAAAAGGGAACAAAGCAAATAAAAGAACGCCGAATATACATTGCACCCCTATTGAATAAAACTTCAATACCTATTGAAGAAAAGTTAAACACCCCTATTGAAGAAAAGTTAAAGGTTAATATATATAACAACTTAAATAATATAAAAAAAGAATATACCACAAAATCGGAAAAGCGCCAATTTGATGATAAAACCAAAACGGCGTTTCCACATTTTGCAGCCTTATTTGATTTGAAATATCGCCCCAAAACCGAAAACCAAAAAATCAAATGGTTGGATTGTTTGGACAAACTGCAAAGATTGGACGGTTACGATTTGCGCGAGGTTTACAACGTTTCTAAAAATTTGCGAAATGACGAATTTTGGCAAAACAATTTTTTATCAATTCTAAAATTAAGAAACACCGACAAAAACGGGATTAAATACATTGACCGATTTATGGTACAACATAAGGCAAAACAAAAACCGGTTGGATTTACTAAAATTAAAAACCTTAAAGAATTTTTTATATATAAAAACCCGTCCAACGGAAAAAAAGAAATCGGCGCCAAAACTAAAAACGGCGACATTCACGAATTTCAAATCAAGGGTTTGATGATGACAAACGAATTCCAGGAACTAAAAAAATACATATTAAATGAAAATTAATAAACATTATCAAAATGGCGTTATAAAATCAATTCCAAAAAAATGGAGTGATGAGGAAATATTAAAATTGTTAGAATTAAAAAAACAAGGAAAAAGTTTTGATTATATAAGTAATTTATTAAATAGAACTTCTTATAGCTGTAATAGAAAGTACTACAATTTAATGAAGAAATTAGACACTTATAATGATAAACATAGAGATTTAAAGTATAAATATAATAAAGAATTTTTAAAAAAAATTAACCCGTCTACTATTTTAGATGTTTTTAGTGGTGGCATTAGTTGGTATAAAAAAAATACAAATGTAGATGTTATTGACAATGATTTAAAAGTTGATGGTGCCGATTTCAAATTAGATGCTATTGATTTTTTACATAAATACAGAAAACATAAATTTGATATCGTAGATTTAGACCCTTTTGGTAGTGCTTTTGATTGTTTTGATTTTGCTTTAAATATTGCTGAAAAAGGTTTAATTATTACTTTTGGCGAAATTGTTGGCAGAAGATTTAATAGGCAAGATTATGTTGAACATAGATATAATATAAATTATATTGATGAATTTAATACAAATAAATTATCTCAATACATAGAAAAAAGAGGTTTAATATTTAGAAAAAAATTAACACCTATAATTATAGCTGAAATGACAAATATATCAAGAGTATATTATAAAATAGAGCATTTTAATTATGGAAATAGTGGCTGCAAATATTTTAAAAAAAAACAAAATAAATTTGATTGGTTTATAAATCAAGAAAACGAAAAAAGAAAATTTAAAAATGGTTTGAAATATATTGATATAAAAAATAGTTTCAAACAAACAAAACTTTTTGATGATGATTTTAACGCATGCGATTCCGGACATTGTGGTTTATAAAAAATTTAAAATCCCGGAAAAACTTAAAAATGATGTTTGGCATTTCGTCAATCAAAATAATATCGGCTACCGCTTTGAATTCAACGGTTCAATGGAACAACAATTCGTTGGATTGATTGGCGAAATAATGGTCAAAAGATTGTTTGGTTTGAATCACGAATTCAAAAATGGATTTGACGGCGGGTTTGATTTGATTTATAAAGGCTTAAAAATAGACGTTAAAACAATGGGTCGAACCGTAAACGTCAAGGATTATTTTGTGAATAATTTCGTGGCGCATCAATCAAAATTTGATTGTGATGTTTATATATTTTGCTCACTTAATAAAAAAACAAATGAATTGACAATTTGCGGTTATTTAAGTAAAAAAGAATTGTTGAAAAAAGCCGCCTACATAAAAAAAGGCGATACAATGCACCGCGACAATGGAACGTCATTCGTAATGAAAACAAGTAATTATCAAATTGAAAATAAAAAATTAAAAAACATTGAAAATTTATTTTATTATTTACCAAAAATTTAAAATATTTTTTTAGATTGCATGCGAAAAACAAAAAACAATGAAAACATTTAACGATTTCGGAATTGACATCGGCAACAAATCGACCGGTAAAATAAAAACCCAATGTCCACAATGCAGCCACACACGAAAAAACAAACGCGACAAATGTTTGTCCGTTGATATTGACAAAGGTTTATTCAATTGTCACAACTGCGGGTTTTCCGGCACAACTAAATTTGAAAAGAAAAAAGAGTTTATTCGCCCGGAAAAAATAAAAGTAAATTTGACCGAACGCGTTATCAAATGGTTTGGTGAACGCGGTATTTCAGAACCAACACTCCAACATTGGAAAATTGGCGAATCATTGCAATACTTTCCGCAAGTAGGTAAAAAACGCCGGGCAATTAATTTCAACTATTATCGCGAAAATAATTTGGTTAATGTCAAATATCGTGACGGCCAAAAGAATTTTAAAATGGTTTCCGGCGCTGAATTAATATTTTACGGCCTTGACAATATTAAAACAATGGAAAAAATATTCATTGTTGAAGGTGAAATTGACGCATTGTCATTGCACGAAGCCGGGATTTATTCGGTTTGTTCCGTTCCAAATGGCGCATCAAAAGGAAATCAACGTTTGGAATATTTGGACAATTGCTTTGAATACTTTAAAGACAAAAAAGAAATCATTCTTTGCACCGATAACGACAACCCCGGCATTCAATTGCGTAATGAATTAGCGCGACGCTTCGGTGCCTATCGTTGTAAATACGTCGATTTTGGGGACTTTAAAGACGCTAACGAGATATTGACGACAAAAGGGGCCGAAACTTTGCGAAACGTTATTAAAACGGCTAAAAACTTCCCATTGGAAGGCGTGTTGAATTTAGATAATATTTGGCAAAGTGTTTTGACTTATAACGAAAACGGCGTTAAAAACTATTCTATTGGATTACCAAACGCCGATAATTATTTTAAAATGGAATTGGGGCAATGGTCCGTTGTGACCGGGATTCCGAATTCCGGTAAATCGGACGTAATGGACCAAATTTGTTGTAATATGGCAATCAAATACGATATGCGTTGCGCTATGTTTGCGCCGGAATCGTTTCCGTATGAAGGCCATATAAAACGAATCGCCAATAAATTAAACGAAACAAATTGCAACAACGAACAATTAAATCAAACAAAAGATTTCATTCAAGACCATTTTTTTTGGGTCAAAATAGATTTGGAAAATTTAACATTGAAAGGGATTTTAAATGCGTTCCGGGATTTAGTATTCCAAAAAGGAATCAACGTTTGTGTGATTGACCCGTGGAATATGTTAGACCATTCAGCGCAACGGGACCATTCATATATTGGCCGGGCGCTTTCAGAAATAACACAATTTTGTCAACAAACAAACACCCATTTGTTTTTAGTGGCGCACCCCCGGAAAATAGAATCCGAAAATGGACGATATAAAAAACCAACGCTTTATGATATAAGCGGTTCCGCCGATTTTTTCAATAAGGCCTACAACGGTTTGATTGTGTACCGCTGCATTGGTGAACGAACAAAATTCAAATCCGACGTTGTTAAAATATACATTGAAAAGGTCAAACGAAAAGAAAACGGACAATTAGGCGATTTTGACATTGCACCTGATTTCAACAACGGCGGTATTTATAAAGACATTGATTTGGAAACTAAAAAATTTGAAGTTATTAAAGATAATATCCCGTTTTAATTATGAGTTTAAAAAATTATACCGTAAGAAGTGTTGACACATTTGTTGTTAAAAATTGGATTTTGCGAAAACATTACGCAAAACGAATGCCGTCAATTTCATATTGTTTTGAATTATTAAATCAAAATAAAATAACCGTTGGCGTTTGTTCTTTTGGAAAACCACCAAGTCCACCGTTGTGTGTTGGGGTTTGTGGTGAACACAATTCAAAATATGTTTATGAATTAAATCGTTTAATAACAAACGACGATTTGCCAAAAAATGCATTGTCTTTTTTTGTTTCTAAATGTTTTAAAATGTTGCCACCTTTAATCATTGTTAGTTATGCAGACACAAGTAAAAATCACAATGGGTATATATATCAAGCAACAAATTGGATTTATACCGGTTTATCAGCAAAAAGGATTGAAAGATTTGACATAAACAATCCAAACAAACACAACAAATCTTTACCATACAATAAAAATATTAAATATAATGAATTAGCAATAAGAAAAAGACCACAAAAACATAGATATATATATTTTACAGGAAGCAAAAAACAAAATAAAAAATGGTTAAAAGAATTAAATTATAAAATAGAACCTTATCCAAAAGGACAAAATAAAAATTACGACGCAAGTTTTCAACCTACAATTCAAACTAAACTATTTTAATGGCAAAGGCAACACAACCCACACCGGAACATCAAAAGGCGCTTAAATGGTGCTTAAAAAACGAAATAAAGGTATCACAACACCCAACATTAAAGGGTTTGCGCGTTGAAATAAATAATCGTGGCACCCGGATTTTGTCCCCGGAAACATATTCCAAAATCCAAGCAAATAATAAATGTTGGGAATTATATTTGTACCTTTACAAAAAATATTATTAATTATGAGATTAAATTTTAATACAATTATTTATCCGATTTACGGTTGTTTGGTGGGCGTTAATTATTGGAATTCATTAATGGAACACGTTGTCATTGAATCAGCATCAGAGGACGCCAACGAACATTGTTTGGAATTTCATTTGTTTGTGATTGGTATTTCTTTTGTTTGGTACACCGAAAAATAAAAAGTTTTCGTAAATTTTCGTAAAAAATTAAAAAAAACTTTCATTTTTGTTTGGTAATTGAAAAAATTCTTTTACTTTTGTACTATCAAACAATAACAATAAAACAATTATGAAAACTGACATAGAATTATTATTAGAGGAATTAAGAATAGAAGTTGCGTTGCTCTGCCATAAAGAAAACACAACCGATGATGATATTAAAAAGATTCACGAGTTAAGCACCTTTAGGACTAAACTAATAGAAGCCGAAATAATTAAAAGGCACCAAAATGCCGAAGATAGAAGAAAAAGAGAAGAATTTCTTAATTTCTTCAAAAGGTAATTTATTTATCAGACGGGAATGAAAGGACATAACCCCGGAACCAAAAACCCTTACAGACGTGTAGGGGTTTTTTTATGCTCGTTTATTTTGTTTAAATTTGCAATATGGCGACAAAAACCAACATATTAAAAAACAATTTGATTGAAGCGTTGGAACAATCATTGGGAATTGTGACGACCGCGTGTAAAAAAGTCAAATGCAATCGTTCAACGTTTTATAAGTATTACAACAACGACAAAGTATTCCGGGCAAAGGTTGATGACTTGCAAAATCTAACATTGGATTTTGTTGAATCACAATTGCACGAACAAATAAAAGAAGGCAACACAACGGCCACAATATTTTATTTGAAAACAAAAGGGAAAAAACGCGGGTTCATTGAACGTCAGGAAATACAAATGGACGGCGGCATTGAATCTAAAATCATTGAATGGACACCGGCAAAGGACAAATAAAAGAGTTTTGCAACGTTCAATTTTATCAAACATTGAACTCAAAGGCTCGAATTAAAGTACATCAAGGCGGGACGCGTTCCGGGAAAACGTACGCCATTTGCCAATTCTTAATTTATAAGCTAACCACAACCAAAAAGCCAATCACAATATCAATCGTCCGGAAAACATTGCCGGCGCTTAAAAGGTCGGTTTTACGCGATTTTATAAGCATTGCCACCAAATTGGGGGTTTACTATAAAGGCGAACACAACAAGGCGGAAAACACGTTTAAATTCAACGGCTCGATTGTTCAATTCTTATCAACCGACGACCCGCAAAAAATCCGTGGCGCCAAACACGATATTTGTTTTTTGAATGAAGCCAACGAATTAACGTTTGAAGATTTTCGTCAATTAAATATGAGAACCGTCGGCGAATTGATTATTGACTTCAACCCGTCGGACCCGGTGCATTGGCTTTATAATGAAGTGATTGAACGCGTCGATTCGGATTTGTTTATAACAACGTACAAAGACAATCAATTTTTGCCGTCCGAATTGGTCCAGGAAATCGAACGCATTAAATTAAGGGACCCCGATTATTGGCGCGTTTATGGTGAAGGACAACGCGCGGTATTTTCAGACCGTCAAATCTTTACAAATTGGAAATATATTCCATTATCTGAATTCCCGGAATTTGACGAAACGGTCATCGGCTTGGATTTTGGATTTACAAATGACGAATTGGCGATTGTTGAAGTCGGTAAAATTAAAGACCGGTTGTATATAAATGAATTAATGTACAAAAAAGGAATGACCAATCGCGACATTGCAAACTTTTTGAAGTCAATAGGAAAGGCGCAAACATTGGCTTATTGCGATTCAGCGGAACCAAAATCAATTGTTGAATTACGTCAAATGGGCGTATTGGCAAAAGGTGCGACAAAGGGCGCCGGCTCAATAAGCGCCGGAATTAGTTTATTAAAAGAACACGAAATATTTGTTTCGGAACAATCGACAAACTTAAAACACGAACAACACACATATTTTTGGCAACGCTTAAAAGATAATACAATCATCAACAAACCGATTGATGCCAATAATCATTTAATGGACGCGCTTCGATATGCGGTATATTCAAAATATAAAAACCGAACGGAATTTTTTGTTGTCTAAAAAACTATTTTAAATTTTGTATTTTTACAAAAATTTTATATCAAAATAAAATATGGCTTCTTTATTTGACCGTTTCAAATCCCTATTAGTTAAAAATTCACAACAAACGTCGCAACAATACAATCGCGCCGTTTACAATTATATTGGCAATTCAATCGTTTGGAACGCCGAAAATGATGACGCATATATCACGGAAGGTTATAGAAAAAACGCGACGATTTATTCGCTTATTAATATCATAACAAAGGCCGCGACAACAATCCCGTTCCAAGTTTACGAAAAGACAAACGAAAACGATTACAAACGATATAAGGCGCTAACATCGGGAACGTTTGACGCTTCAACAATACACAAAGCCGCGATATTACAAAAGCGGTCATTGATTGAATTACAAGACACCGAACTTCACAAAATATTGGAACGCCCAAACCCGGCGCAATCTTACAATTCGTTTATATCTGAATTGATTGCATTCGGGAAACTTACCGGCAACCGCTACATTTATGGGATTGGACCGGACACCGGCGCCAATGTTGGGAAATATACCGAACTTTATGTGATGCCGTCGCAAATAATGGAAATCGTTTCCAACGGCATAATGGAACCCGTTTCAAAATATCGTGTTGAATACAACGGCACGTTTGAAATTGCAGCGGACGAAATATGTCACATTAAGGATTTCAATCCCTATTATGACGGCACCGGCTCGCATTTGTACGGCCAATCGCCATTGCGTGCGGGAATGCGTTCGTTGACTACAAATAATGAAGCAACACAAACCGGGGTCAAGTACCTACAAAACCAAACGGCGCGCGGCTTGTTAATGAGTGACGAAGGGGACATCAACGAAGTGCAAGCGCAACAATTAAAAGACAAATTCCGAAAACAATTCCAAGGTTCGGACAATGCCGGGGACGTTATTATAACACCGAAAAAATTGTCGTGGGTGAACTTTGGATTGAACGCCGCGGACGTTTCATTGATTGAACAATACAACGCATCTATTAAAGATTTATGCAATATTTATAACGTGCCGGTTCAACTATTAAACAATACCGAATCCGCTTCATATAACAATATGAAGGAAGCCAAAAAAGCATTGTATCAAAATTGCGTGATTCCGGAATTGTTAAAGATAAAAGACGAATTAAATCGTTGGTTGGCGCCTAAATTTGGGGACAAACTTTGTATTGAATTTGATTTTTCAGTTGTTCCGGAACTGCAAGAGGAAACCGACAAAGTCGTGGACCAATTGACAAAGGCGTGGTGGATAACACCAAACGAAAAACGCGCCGCGATGAATTACGGGAAAGATGAGGACACAACAGAATTGGACGATTACTTTGTCCCGGCGAATCTTATTGCGGTAAAATCAAACGACGTTGAAATCCCAATGGAATCGGTTGACGTTGATGTCAATAAATTTTTAAGCAAAAAATTAGTGCCGGGAATGACGGACGTTTTCACAACCGTCGAAGAAGCCGAAGCACGAGCCGAAGAATTAAACGGAAGCGGTTCGCACGAACATTCTTTTGACGGCGAGGTTGTTTATATGCCTTTTGAAAATCATCAAGATTATTTGAACGCGATTGACGAACAAAAATATCATTATGGCAAACCACACGATGAAGACGAAAACGACAAAAAGCAAATTTCCGAACGCCTAAAAAAGGCGTTAAAAAAAAAAAGCGGACGACCACAATGAAGCCGTAAACAACGCCGCAAGTAAAAAAACAAACGTTCCAACGCTTTTTAAAGTATATGAACGCGGAATCGGCGCATATAGAACAAATCCACAAAGCGTTCGTCCAAATGTAACGTCACCACAAATGTGGGCAATGGCGCGCGTAAATTCTTATTTATACGCGCTTAAAAACGGCAAATTTAGAAGTGGCAAACACGACACCGATTTATTGCCGGAAGGTCATCCAATGAGTAGCAAAGACAAACCAACAGAAAAGGCCGAAACGTTTTCAGATTATCCACAAACCGCAACCAACAACGCCAAACGAATGATTGAATGGCGCGAAAAATACGGCGATGAAGTACAAGCCGGAACAATGACCGGTTGGCGACGCGCCCGAATGATAGCGAACCGCGAACCATTAACGATTGAAATGTTGAACCGCGTCAAATCTTTTTTTGCACGTCACGAAGGCAACCAAACAATCGCGGAACGTTTTAAAGATACGCCGTGGCGGGACAATGGTTTTGTTTCTTGGAATTTATGGGGCGGAACTGCAATGCGCGATTGGGTGAATAAAAAGTTGAACGACTTAAAAGAATAGTTTGAAATTAGACCGGGACAAATGGCAATCGGATTTCGAAAAGCAATTGGACATTTCCGAAAAAAAACAAATTGCAATTGTTAAGCGTTTTTATAAAAGCGAATATAACAAAGGCATTGAATCGTTTATTGCGGACGGCCAAACAAACTTTTTAAATTTATTTGATGACAAACCATTGTTGAAAATTTATTCCGATTTATATACACAAATTGGAATTCGATTTGCTAATTGGTACGCCAAAAATTTTGAAAAGTATTTGACAAAACAAATTGACACTTCAAATTTAAATGATATTTGGGCCGCACGGTTTGCCGCGTTAGGCGTCGCCGTCGGTTCACAACGCGTGACGTTGGTTGCCGGTACTGCAAAACAAACGCTTATTAGAATAACACAACGATTGATGACGGACCCGGAGTTTATGACATTGGGCGCCGTTGAAAAGGGTAGAATATTACGCAATCAATTTAACAGATATTCACAATTTCAGGCGGAACGATTAGTTCGAACGGAAGCAACCGCGGCCGCTAATTTTGCAACTTCAGAAGCCGCAACAACAATTTTTCCGGGCGACCAATTAACAAAGGAATGGATTGCAAGTTTTGACGATAGGACACGAAGCACACATTCAGAGGCCGACGGACAAATCGTTGACCAAAACGCGGCGTTTTTAGTTGGTGGCTCACAAATGATGTTTCCGGGGGACCCAAGCGCGCCCGCAAGTGAAGTTGTAAATTGCCGTTGTTCAATTGCACACATTCCAAAAGAAGGCGCCCAAACTATTAGTGAGATTCAAAACATTGGTTTAGGGGTTGCCGCCGGTGGATTGAATAATTTTTAAAAATCGTATATTTACAAAAATTTTATTATGAATACAATTCTTTACAAAGCGGCGCCCGTTGGTGAGTTAATCGACGCGGACGAAAAGGCCGGAATTATAAAAGGTTACGGAAGTTATTTCGGGAACATAGATTCGGACAAAGATGTCATTGTCAAAGGCGCATATAAAAAGACAATCGCCGAAAATGGCGAACGCGTAAAATATTTATATCAACACGATATGAATCAACCAATCGGAAAAATGAGCGAATTATATGAGGACGACAAAGGATTGGTATTCGTGGCTGAAATTGCCAAAACACAAATGGGAATGGACGTTGTTGAATTAATGAAATCCGGCGTCATCACCGAAAATTCGGTCGGTATAATGCCAATTCAAAAAGAAAATAAAGGCGATTATCGTGAAATTAAAGAAGTTAAATTATACGAAATTAGCGCCGTTACATTAGCGGCCAACGACCAAGCCAAAATATTAGACGTCAAAGGAAACATTGACGTTGAAAAATTGTCAAAAAGATACGACAATCTTTCGAAACTAATTCGCAAAGGTTCAATTTCCGACGAAATGGGATTTGCAATCGAAGCGGAAATATTAAAATTGAAATCATTATTTGTGGAATTCACGAAGCCGGTTGACGAAATCACTTCGCCGAAAGTAGAAGCAAAAAACAATGATTCAGAAGTGTTAAATTATTTATTAAATTCCTTAAAAAAATAAAAAATGGAAGAAAATATAAAAAATCAATTGGACCAATTTAATACGGCCATTGATTCAAAAATCGAGAAATCAAACAACGAAGTTGTTGAAGCGGTTGTTGTTAAGGCAAACGACATTGTGAAAAATGAAGTTAGCGAAATGGCAACAAAATTAAACGAGAGATTAGACGCAATCGAAGTTGCAAACAAAAAGCAATTCAGCGCTAAAAAAAGAATGACGTTCAAAGGCGCTTTAACCGAAGCGTTTGAAAATGGGGCAATCGAAAAAATGTCAAAAGGACATTCAAGAAGTGCCGCATTTTTAATTAAGGCGGATATGACAACCGGCGCCGATTTCACGGGGGCGGTAATTCCCGCGGACCGCGTGCCAGGTTTCAAATTTGACCCAACACGTCCACAACACATTCGTCAATTATTGGCGCAAGGTTCAACACAATCCGATGTTGTTCGTTACGTTAAAGAAAGCGGATATTCAAACGGTGCCGATATCACGGCCGAAGGCGCAACATTTACGCAATCGGATTTTGATATGACGGCCGTATCTGCAAACGTTCAAAAAATTGGAACGTATTTCAGAATTAGCGAAGAAATGTTGGCCGATACCGCGCAATTGACTTCTTATTTGTCAAGCCGTGCGCCGGAAAAATTGTTGGACGTTGAGGACGCGAACATTTTAAGTGGCAACGATTTAGGCGGAATCATAAATTCTGCGACTGCATTTGCCGCAGGAAATTTAGCCGATTCAGTTGACAACGCAAATGAATTTGACGCAATTGTTGCGTGTTTGAATCAATTAGCATTGGCAAATTATAACGCCGATACAATTCTTTTGAACCCAACAGATTTTCACAAAATCCTATTGTTAAAAGATAGCCAAAATAACTATCTAAAAGAACAAGTTTACCAAGGCTTACAACCCGTATTTATGGGCGTGAAAGTTGTTTTAAATAGCGCAATCGCCGCCGGTAGTTTCTTAATTGGAAACTTTGGCGTTGGGACACAACTTTGGGTTCGTGACGGAATCAATGTTGAATTCTTTAAGGAAGACGGAACAAACGTTCGTGACGGTTTTGTTACTGTAAGAGTAAGCGAAAGAATCGCATTAACAAACTATTTACCAAATGCGTTTGTTAAAGGGACTTTTGCTGCTGCAATTGCTGATTTGGAAACGCCGTAATTTTACGGAAATCAACCAAAATTAAAGGCTTGGATTTATTCCGAGCCTTTTTTTTATGCCTTTTTTTTAGAAAAAAAACACTTTTTTAATAAAATACTTAAATCAAATTTAAGCCTATTTTAAGCCGTTTTAAGCGACTTTAGTGTTTCTTTGGACCCCATATATCAAAAACAACAGAAAGTCCAACAATCAAAATTTACCTTCGTATGAAAATGAAAAAATTCTTTTAATTTTAGTTTTACATAAAACGTTGAAAATCAACGATAAAAAAAAATAATTGAAAAAATTTTTTTAATTTAATAATTTGTTTTATATTTGTACTATCAAACAATAACAAACTATGAAAGTATTAAACAACATTAACATCGACTTCGACTCAAACAACAACAGAGTATATGAATTGAGTATAGTATGTAACAACGAAAGCGAGATAGACACGGCCTTCGAGAAGTTAAGCAATACTTTTGTAGTAGATAACTTTGAAGATAACGATGTAACTGTAATAGCTGAAGCTTGGAAATATTCAACAAAACAAGATTTCATTAAAAAAGTTCGTTCATTATTGAAATAATATAAAACATTAACCCGCCGGGGCAACCCGGCCATATAAAAAAAAATAAAATGACTTACACTATAATAAGCATAAACCAAGCGAATGAAATTTTTAGACAAAAATTTTCCTATGATACAGAAGATATAAACGAGGCTAAAAATATGTTTGATGAAGACAATTTCAATGAATTATTAAGTATAAAAGAAGATTTTAAAATTGGACATTAATAAAACCAAACAAGATGAAAGCAAATTTAATTAAACTAAACAACATTAAAGAAAAGCTACAAGACAAATTTGAAGCTATGGAATGGGCAATGGACGAAAGGTCTGAAAAGTGGCACGAAAGCGAAGCGGCCCAAATCCACGACGATAAAATGACGGCGATTGAAAACGCCATTGATTCAATAGACAACGCAATTGACGAATTGTCAAGCGAATTCAATTTGGAAGATTTATTTTAAAAAAAACAATTATGAAAACAACAACCGGATTAACAATCATTCACGACGGAAAACGCGTGAATGTTTACACCAAAAAAGAAATCGAAATTTTGGAATCACAAAGCAAATTCGATAAATTTTTAAATAGAATGTTCAACCTTTTAAATATTTCATTATGACGTGGGGTTTAGATTATTTTCCGGACGATGAACCGGAATTCGAATGTCGTGTTTGTGGCGTTGCATTGTTTGAGGACGTTTACGTTTGTTCTAACATTTGTTTTAAAGCCGACCAATTATGAATAAATTTATTAACTTTATTTTAACGATTTTATTTTTTGGTTTTGCAACACGTCAAATGTTCCTTTACAACGATATATTCGGAACAATATTTTTATTTCTTATCGGCTTGTCGTTGGCCTTATATAACGACGATTAGTTTTTATTAGTTAGTTTGATTTGAAAGGCGGTTATTAATTTAACCGCTTTTTTTTATAACTTTATAAAATGAATACAAGCCAATTTGGTTGTTTTGCTGAATACCTTTTCGCCGTTGAAGCGATGAAAAACAATTTGTTGGTTTCGTTTCCTTTGCTTCACACTTCGGTTTATGACTGCATTGTTGATTCGCCAAACGGTTTGTCCAAAATACAAATTAAAGCAATCGACGAATCAAACCGAAAACGCAATCGGTTAAGATTAACGGACCGCGGCGACAATGGTTATAAAACAACGGACGTTGATTTTTTCGCCATATATTCCAAACAACGAAATGGTTTTTTCATCATTAAAAATGACGGCGTTTTAAAATCCTTTACATTGGGTATGAAAAAATATTCAAATAATTTTAATAACTTTGCACCACTTTAATGTTTTTCATATTGTTTTCATTCGAAAAGGCGCTACAATTTAATGTGGCGCTTTTTTTTTATCTTTACAAAAAAAAATAGGTTATGCAATTAGAAATCAAAACTTCAATTTTAAGGGACGGAAAAAGATATGAAAAGGGCGACAAAATAGAATTGCCCGAATCAATCGCCGGGAATTGGATTTCGAGGGGTTACGCTTCGCCAATTAGCAAAAAGCAAAGCAAAGCTAAAATTGAAACAAAGGAATTGAAAGTCAAACAAGTTGAAACAAAAGACGATGCACCAAATAAAGATTAATTCAACAACCGGTTCGGAATTATTGACAACACAAAATGTCAAAGATTATGTTCGTATCGATACAACCGCCGACGACGCTTTGATTGGTGAAATGATTTCACAATCGCGGATTTGGTGCGAAAACTATATTTCGCGCGATATTGTTGCGAAAAATAGAACGTATTATTTAGAAAAAACAAACGGCGTTTTTGATTTGCCATTTGGTCCGGTTGCAAGTATTTCGCAAGTAACAATCAAAGGCACGACAACAACCGATTATGAAATTTTGGGATTGGACAACGTGACAATTGAATTGGACCAAGGCCCGGCGGAACGTGTTAAAATTACTTATGTAACAAACGGCATTAACAATCCGCTAATTAAACAAGCGATGTTGCAATTGATTTCGGTTTATTATGACAACCGAACCGATTTTGTCACGGGCGTAAACTTGAATGAATTGCCTTCAAGTACAAAAAATATATTAACATCATTTAAATCTATGTTCGTTTAATGCAAGCCGGGAAATTAGATTCTAAAATCACAATAAAGCGTTTGACAAAGGTCTCCGACGGTTTCGGGGGTTACAATTCAACATTGGGAACCATTGCAACGGTTTGGTGCCATTTAACGCAAATTAAGGGCGAAATAAAAGACAAATTCGGCAAAAGGGGTCAAGACATTGACGTCGAAATTATAATGCGTAAAAACACCGCCGATTTGATTCAATTGGGTGACGTGTTCACGTTGGAAGGTGCGACGCAAAAATATAGAATAAACGACAAATTTGAATTTGATTTGGATTTCTTTACAAAATTATTGGCAACAAAATCACAATAAATGAATGTCAACATAAAAATAAACCCTTCGGATTTATCCAAACTAAATAAAAAGTTGAACAAACTTCGCGCGTTTGAATCGCAAAAGGTTTCTAAAGAATTGGGAAAAACTGCAATGGAAATCGTAAGGTTGGCAAAACGTGCCGTTCCTACTGACAAAGGAACGTTAAAACAATCGATTAGCGCACAACGAAGCGGTAAATCGGTCAATGTAATTGCCGCGGCACATTACGCGCCATATGTTGAATTTGGGACCGGTGGAAGTGTTAATTTGGACGATATGCAACAATTAGGAATTCCCGCAAGTTATGCCGCACAATTCAAAGGAAAAGGAATTCGCGACGTTAATTTGCCGGCGCGTCCGTTTTTTTTTAGTTCCGCGCGCGTTGGATTTCAAAATTTATTAAACCGTTTAAATCGACAAATTAAAAAAACAATAAAATAATGAAGGACGCAATTCGATTTGTACGCAAAGCAATCATAACAAAATTAACCGGCAACGTTACAATTGACGGTTCCGCGGTTTTGGTTTATAATAGAGTACCAACCGACGCGGTTTATC